TCTCGTTATTTATTTTCATATTACAAGAAGCAGTCTTATATTTGGGCTGCCTATTGGATTTTTGCGCTATCTCTTCTTATTGAGATTTTGCGTATGTATAATAATCCTATTACATTTACTTTTGTTTGTATTTTATTTTATATATTTTTCTGTACATTTGTTAATATTGTAAAAAGCGCTCGTAATAGAGCGTATGATGAAATTTTAAAGAGTCGACCAGACTTTACCGCCTTTACACGTTATGTTTATGACTTGCGTGTACTTGCTGCGGGGGTTGTGTGTGTTGCCGCTTATGGCATCCACAAATTCTACAATTTGTATAAATCGTTCGGTGTTACTACCGAGTCTGCTCTCAATCCAGTGACTCCTGATGAAGTTCAGGAACGCTTGGAAACCGAGAATCCTTGGGCTGACCTCGTTGTTGAGGAATTGCCCGTCACTACCAAAAGTAAAACCACCACATTTGAAAGATGTGTTGGCCCCATCTCCAGGAATTTATCTTATATGTCCTGGATTATTGATGGGAAGCGTTCTTTTTGTGACGCTTTTTTCTTGAAGTCTAATTTTATGTTGCTTCCGCATCATATGTTGCCTTCCGATCCTGACGTTTGTGTCAGCTTCGTTCGTAGTGAAATTGGCTCTGTGAACTCAACCTTCAAGAGCTATTGTAATTTTAAACATGCTGTCCGCATTGGAACCAGCGATCTTGCTGTAGTACAAGTTCAAAGCGGACCTCCATTTGCATCTATGATTGATTATTTGCCTGAAGGCAAGGATGCATTGGAACACGTTGTGATGGAGATGCATCGCAACGATATTGGAGAAATCCAGTTTGACTCTTATAGAGCCAAACACCAAATGACTACTAATAATGCCGAAGGTCGTGGTTTACCACAATTTATCGGCTCTGCCCACATTGTGGGTAAGACCACTTTGATGGACGTTGTATGTCAGTTTTGGTTGCTAAGGCAAAGTTTCCGTATATTCATGGATTCCACCTTGGCGGTAATAATGCTAATTTTGCAGTTAGCGGAGCCTTGTTTCGACAAGAAGCTCTTGATGCTATTAAGGCTATGGAATTTGTTTTGCCTGAAGCATCCGCTGGTACTTTTCCC